CCCCTAATGTCTTCATGATGAACAAGTAAGCTTGAGCTACTGATTTGTTAGCAATAACAATATCATCTCCAAGCACAGCGTAATCCTCAAACCAACCTATATGGCCAGTTCGAAGTGCCGCTATTTGTACTATCATATGATGTGTCAAAGCTAACATTGCTCAAGATGAGAGCGCTCCCATTGGTTGACCAATGGCATACCGATACTTTCCTTTAGCATCAGGGAATTGAGGCGAACTGAGAATGTAATCTCGGTCCACCAATAAATTCTTTCAGGCATTCGCTGTTTCTTCATTATCATATAATAAAGATAACAGGTCTGTCTGGATGTCTATAGGGAGTCGATCGGTAGCCGCGCTGAGATCAAAAGAGTACAGTTCCTTTAATCCTTTATCCATTAAGACCTTTACAGGTTTTAATTGATCAAAGGTTCCATCTTGCGGAATTTGAGATAAAATCTCAAATAACGCTTTGTGGAGAGGGGCGAGTACACTTTGAGTTCAGCCATCAACCATGGCGAAAACTCTCACTTTTCCTGCAGCTTCCAGTTTTAAGGATAATTTCCCAAGGGTCAGCGAGGAATCTTCAGTGTCGAACCCTCATGCATCTAAGAAATCTTGCATAGTACCTTCCTTTCCAGGAATAAGTACCTTAGTAAGATTCTTCGATCATGAGATGTCTTCCTGAAGTCGTTCTCATAGATCCTTGTGGTTACTATTCTTAGCGAATATTTCGAACCACTTCAGTAGGCTAGGATTCCCCCTAAATGCAATAGCATCTATCGGGAAGCCCATTAACTGGATCTTATGATTCGGTCCTGCCGAAGTAGAACGAATCAGATTCCTACCGACCGTAAACAGGCTTTTGCCTTGTCTAAAGTAATACTGACTCAGGTTTCCCTTTGTCAATTTCTCTAGACTACGGAATGCTAAAACCAATTCTGGTAGGGTTTTCATTAACCCTGTTGAGGGACTAGTTATAGTCTCCAACTTTAGTTTAGGATAGGATG